TGCAAATCGTTCAATTTGATTTTGGAGAATACTTTGAAGTTGAGTCAGTTCTCTTGCTTGCACCGCAAAACCGGGTCTAAAAAGCACTCGATGAAAATTTTTATTTTCATTGAAATCGTCGAAAAATGGACTTTGGTTAAAATTGGTTTCGATTGTCATTTATACTACCTTTAAAAATCCAACACGATCTTGATGTCTTCTGTTTGATCAGGATCTCGTGTAACTGCTTGTATATTTTCGATGTACATAATTTCACCAGAAAATGTGTTTGCTTCTGGTCCTTTAATTGCTTCAATAGTTGCGATTTCAGATTCACTAGTACTTCTTAAAATCACATCGTCTTTCGTAAAAGGAGGGTTATAAGGACCATATCCTTCTACATTATTTATATAAACTGTATAGAAGGATGGATCATCAACAGTCTCATCTTCTCGCACATAAACTATATTTCCATTCGCTGCTTTAACTGCATTTGATAATGCTTTGTTTTCCCTGACAGTAGGATTTGTATCCGTTACAAATTGAAGTGTTCCAAGTACTGCTCTCTCTTTAAGTCGTTTATTTGTAATAATTTCACGAGGGTATACAGGATTTATTGGAAGATCAGTTTCTTGGTTCATCTGATTATATGATATTTGCAATCTCGTAGTAAATCTAAGAGAGTTTGGACTGTTAGATGTATTTGCAATACTTTCGAGTGCGACAAAATCATTGTTAGCATCACACTTAAGAACCGGATCTTTCAAAATACTAATTGTTCTAAATTCCGTATTTGAAGGAATGTAACCTGCACCTGTAGACGATGTGCCTTCCTCTCGACCGAGTTTAACATTTAACAACACTTTATCAGCAGCTAGTTCTCTAATTGGATTTGATCCATGACCACCAACTGGTGATATTACAACATTTGCAGTAGCACCAATACCTGAGTTTGCTGTAATAAGACACTCTGCTCTCGTATAACGAGAACCTGTTGTAACCATGTTTATGTTAGAAATTGTACCTGAAGCAGATACACGAGTATATGCCTTCGCACCTATACCATCTCCAATAATTGTTGCTGTTGGTGAAATAATAATTCTTGAATCAGTGTTGGGAGTTGTCGCAAACGCAGTATTCACTGTGATTACCCTTGTAGACGACGAATAGTCAATAATTCTTCGTAGTTGTCCTGCTCCAGTTCCTGAAATAATGTAAACTGAAGAATCCGTGTACTCATTATTATCTGATGATAATTCATCAACGGTATCATTAGAGATTCTAATTGTAAATTTCCCACCAGATGCGACAATTCCATTTTCAACTTCGAGATAACCTGCCCCAGTAGAAACTGTTTCAATAACTTCAATCGAACCATTTACCGCAGCGTTTTGTACTGCGATTTGACGATCTGATTCTACACTACCGTCTGAAGCACTAATTGTTTTAACAGGCATATGCACTGCAGTCAAAAATTTATTTGCTTCTCCAAGAGTAATGCTATACATATATTTCCATGTATATCCATCAGATGTTGTAAATGATGAAGTTGAAAATCCAGTTGGTTTGACTGTAGAAGTGCCACCCTTATTGTTAAAAAGACACTTGTATACATTGTTTTGATCTGTTAGCACATAATACGCACGATCATACATATCGGTATCAGTATCGCGGTACATTGAATAGACAGTGCCACTAGTCCAGTTGTGACGAGTCGTAACATGACTCACATCTTCCGTGGTAATCCTTTTGCCACCAATGAAATCACGATGTGCTTGATATTGAAGATATTGTTCGTTGTCTTCAGGATTGACTGGAGTTGGTTCATTTACATAAGGAAAAACATTACCAATGACTGCATATAAAATGACAGAATTTTTGGTGTTTCTGCCATCTGACGCATTCATTGCTGAAATGAATGCCTCTGCGTTATTGATTGATAAGTCTTTTGTTGCGTATCTATAGACTGCCATTATTGTGATCCGTTAATTAATAACCGTAGAAGAAAAACACTCTGCACCAGACAAATCTGCAAGAGTCCAGTTCTTATTCAAAGTAAGTTCTGTATCAGTTCTTACACTATTTATGGTTGTTGTAACAAACTCATTGTCACTTGTTACAAAAATAATTTCATCCCCATCACTAAATTCGCTAGTAAATGAAGTTCCAGATCCAGTTACAATGATCGAATTAGCATAGTAAACATTTGCAGAAGTTTGTGTTGCAAAAATCCAAGGTTCTGATAATACTGTGTTTGATGAAGTATATATTGACCCAGACACTTCGATAAATTTGTTTGCTATTCCATCACCCGGATCTATTTCAATAATCAGTGAATCAGATGCATTAAACTCATTGGTAAAGTCTGTGGTTGTCCCTACTACATGAGTATTACCATTTTGAATTGCAATAGTTCCAGATGCTAGTGTCTTAGCAACCGAAACAGTTCCACTGATCAATGAACTCGTTGATGTGTTTGCGGTTGCTTGCACATCAACCGACGCATTAGACTGAATCCTAAATGCACCAAATAATTTTTGACCCGCAGGGTGCGTTAAATTTAATGCAATGTCTCTAAATCTATCCAATGAAATAGGAGAGTTAACTTGATAAGAATATTCTTGATAGTAGTCTGAATCTTGAATATATGATCGTTGTGAAGAAAGATGAGATTTCGATGAAGTATAATATCCTTCAGAGTTTGCGACACCAGAAAGTTCAATAGTCCCAGTTGCAGAAGTTGCCAACCGCCTATTAGTTGCTTGAATGATTACAACTTCTCCGTTACGATATGCAAACCCAGAGTCTAAAACTCTAAGACCTGTTAATGTTCCGTTCGCACCGATGCTAGAACGAACAACTGCATTCTTTCCTAACACCCCACGATCTTCTATTGAAACGATCTTTGCTTGTGCTGAATCCTTAAGTGGACGAGTATCCGCAGATCCCGGTGTGTATGATTGATCGTAAATTTCGATTGTGCATACTGCATCGTTTGCGAAATTTACATTTCGAGGTTCTCTCTGCAAGAAATCTTGGAAGACCCGAACTTGAGTTTCATAAGTTCCATTAGCATACTGTATCGTGCTGATTGGAATACCAGTTCTCTGAGAACCTTTAACATCACCAGAAGCACCAGTTGATGTCTGAACAATACGGTCATTCGTATCAATTGTAGTGAATTGAGAGTTACTTGGACTCGTATCCCAATTAGCGTCGTCTGTTTGTAATGTGAGAACGACCTCACCAATTCCAAGAGATGCGATGTCAGGTTCAGTTATACGAATCGTAGGATTCAGAGTATAACCAGATCCACCGACTGGCAAACCAAGAGACACAATTGTTCCAAATGTAGATGCCTCAAAATTCAATGCATCTCTTAAAAGAGTGAATGTGTTTTCTATCGTGGTGTTCGTAGTTGAGTATGCAACATTGCCCACTGTAGTATCAGTGGATACATCGAAAATTCCTTCATCTGCAATAAACCTTCCCATTGGACCAGTGTCAAATTGAGTTGAAACGTTTGCTTGATAAGTAACACTATCCGTAGTGTTCACTGCACCGATTCTGTATGTGTAAAGATCTCTTCCGCCTAAACTAAATGAATCTACAGTTCCGACTGTTTCTCCATTTGCTCTGAATGGGACGACATCATCAAAAGTGATAACGTTAACTTTTTCACTTGCTGTAAAAGAATCACCATAGTTACGAACCATCAGTTCGACGGTATCTGTGCCTTCATCGTATACTGAATCAATGTGCTGAACTACTGCATTTGCACCAGAGGTTTCTCCATTTAAAATATCACCGACTTTAATTTGAGGATCTACTGTATTTGCAATCGTAAGAGTGCTATTATAATATCCGTTTGTAGTTCCAACATGACGAACAATTCCTGTTGTACCAGAAGATCTACCTGCAACGATATCTCCAAGAGATAATTCATTGCCACTTATAATACCAATACTTACAGGTTGTATTCCTACGGTATTTGCAAAGAATGACGAAACTGTTCCAATAGTTGTTCCGTCTGAAGTGCTAAGATTAATTTTTTCTGAGGAGGTAAAATTTTTATATCCGTCAATTTTGATAACAACATCTGTACTGTCATATGATCTAATAATTTCTTTTACTACCGCATTTGCACCGGAGGTTTCTCCAAATAGGGAATCGTTAACAGATAATCCCGGATCAGAGGTGTTAGCAACAACTAACACCGCATCAACATGATCTCTAAAATTGATATTGTTGTCAGTTTGTCCTTGCTCCCTAAATCCATAATCTGGAGATCCAATGATCATGTTTGCAAAGGTAGATAATTTTGCAGATCCCTCTGGAGACCCACCAGTGAGTTCTGGGTCTGCGATTACTGGCGCATTGCTTCCAAATAAGGTATTTGATGTGATGAGATCTGTATTAATCGTGATTGCAAATGTATCTGATATATCAGATGTACCAATTTGAAAACTTCCGGGTTCAGTAGTGTCTCCTCCAATAATTTCAATAATTGAACCATCAGGTTCTGTGGATGCTGTGTAACCAGACCCACCATTGACGAGAGAAAATGTGAGAGATCCACCAAGATCTTGAGTTGATGTGACAACTACCTTTCCAAAATCTCCGTTGAGAGAAGAAATAATTTTGAGAACATCACCTGCTTCGTATTCACCACCGACACTATTAATAGTAATCTTGTATATACCAGCTTCAATTTTAGGAGTATGACCAACACCACCGACATCAGATAATAATCTAATAGGTTCTAAATCGTTAAATGTCCCTTTAACATTTGAAACAATAATTTGGTTGATATCTCTGCCATTAACAGTCTTACGAATAACATCTTCTACAAGTGCCTCTGCTTGAGATTCAATTCCTTTTATTGTCTTTCCGATAAAACCGTAATTTCTTTGATCAAACACTGCAACCAAATATCGATCAATATTCCACTCTCCATCCGAAACTTTAAGAATCTGATCGGCAGGATATTCGATTTCAATATCTTCATTGTACAATGCTTGGAAAAGAAGTTTGTATGATGCGATAGTTCCACGAGATTGATTGAAGTACTTTATGTACTTAATCATCAAGTTTTTATCTGCAACAACATTAATAGGAACATTTGGTAAAAATGAGTTGATGAAATTATTAATAAACTCATCGATGGTTGTCGTTGCATCTCGATACGACATCAGATTGCGTACTGCATCTAATGCTTTTCCGTTTGTTTCTAAGTACTCATAATATGCTTCGATAAAGAGAAGAAATTTTTCTCCGTCTTCTTTGTAAAAATCTGGAAACTGCTCTCGGACTTGTTTCGCCATTTTGTCGATGTACAAACTGGAATCACCAACCCATTGACGAATTCCTGTAGGACGAACATTCGATCCATGAGTTGCACCTGTTGAAGGCATGTAGAAGGTTTGAGTGATTCCTTCAAATGTATGAGAGTGAGACACTCCCGATCCATTCTTATCTAAATCATATGCATTTGCTTCGGACTGTGAAACAAAAAGAGGATAAAAGTATCCAGTTTGACCAACAGAAGAAGATCCTGATCTACTATCACTTGCGGCAGTTCCATTAATCCAGAACTGAATTCCCTTTCCTACAGAATGTGACATTAATAGGAACTTCCTTGACTTGAACTAGTTGCAACTGTCTTACCGATGCCTTCACCGATAACTGTTACTGAAGCATCATCTGCTTGCATTATAAGAATTTGTTCCCTCACCGGAATAATGTCAAAAGTGTCGGGTCTTGCGGATATTTTAAGTTCTATGCCAGAGTAACTTGTTGGTTTAAAGTTGTTAATAATTACTTGACCAGTATCATAGTTTATAGTACCGATTGAATCGTTCACAACAATTTTTTGTTTATCAGCATTAAATCGATACACCCTAACAATCCCATTGAGATCGTCAAAGAAACATGTAAAATTATTCAAAACAAATTGAGTCGATTTTAAACTTTCTTTACGTAGAGAGTTGCTGAAATTTAAAGTAATTTTTTCTGCACTGTTTGTGTTTGGAGTAATTCGTTTTTCTAAATTTATAATCGCATCATTGTTTATAATTGAACCAATGCTAATATTGTCCAATGCTCGTACAAACTTTGAGTACCTCAAACGATTGCCAAATCGTTCTAGATTGCTTGTGGAAAAACTTGTAATGGTGTCTTTCACTGCTTGAATAATTGAAGAGGTTGTTTCTGTGGTTTTTGTTGCATCAAAATTTGTGGTAATTGTAGGTATAAGATATGTGTATTCTGGGTCAATAATAACAGGATCAATTGCAAGAGGAACACGGTCAAGTATTGACAGTCTTATAGCATTTTTTCGAGTTGTGGTTATAAAATTTTCAGAGAAAGGTTTTGCCGCGATGTAAACTTTACCATATACTGGAGGGGTTGCTTTTTCTCCTCCAAACGCAACCACAGATTGCAAGTCTGGATTTTCAGTTAAAATAATCCTAGAATAATCGTTTTCGTTAACCGCACGATTCTGTGTTTCATAATGCCTTGGTGCATTAAATTTAATAGAATCAATTGATTCTTGAGGACGACCACCAGAGGATGCACTGTTTACTGTTAGTGTCACATCAGTATAAGACACAGATGCAGGTTGCACATTAAGAGAGTCCACACTAAATGTTGATGATCCATTAGTGTCTTCACCACTACATACAAGATAATCTACAATGATAATATTTCCATTGACGACTGCTTTACCAAGAGATCCGTTTCCAAACACAATTTCATATTTTCCATCACTTGCTTCTTCAAGAAAATAAACACTGTCTGTGGATAAAACTTGTGCAACATTTGTCGCACGAGAAAATTCTACTTTTGTAGTATCCGCAGAAGAATTTTGCACATTGACAACGATACTAGTAGTGTCTACATTTTCATTGGGAATGATATATCGAGATGGATTGTTTGCATCAACTACAAATCTATGTGTTACAGGCGTCCCTTCTTTAATTGTAATGTTTTTAGTATATGTCGGAGACGCACCACCAGACTTAACGACAGTAAATGCTTCTGGAGTAACATAGGTGTATTGAATGTCATCAATTGTTGTTGTGAATGTTGAGTTTTTAGGAATGGTAAACTGAGAGACAGTTGAGGAATCAATGCCAGTGAAAGTCAAACTGACATTTGCACTTGCACCCACTGCGGAAATAGGAGTGTAACCCAACGACTTTGCAAATGATGCGACTGAATCTCTCTGCTGTGCAGTATCCAAAAACATTTCGTTCGCAAGCATGTTAATGTAGAAAGAATTGTAATGCGTATTGTACGCAAGAACATCCAAAAGAACCGCCATTGCAGAACCTTCAAAATCATAATCAGAAAATTGATTTTGTGAAGACAAGTAAGATTTTAAATTAGTTCTGATGTCCTCAAAATCTAATTCTGTAACTCTTAAATAAGTATTTGCTGTGGTT